AGAATTTAATTTCTAATCCAAGATTGATGCCATCCTCAGTATTTGAAAGTGTAGGTAACGCACCGCTCCCTCCTATCTGCTTGAAATACATATAAGGGAAAGACGGCGGTGTTGCTTTGAACACCTGTCCTCCTTTCAAACCGCTATATTTGTTCTGCAAGTCTTTCAGGAGGTTGGTAAAATACAAATTCACATTGTCCTTAACCATCCTTGAATACCTCGCTTGCTATTTTTTGTGCTTCTTTCCTCAGATATTGTGCCGTCTCGTACATAAATGGTCTTGACGGCATACCCTCTGTAAATCGCCATGTGCCATCATCAGCCGGATAATACCAACCCTCTCTGCCGTCTTTCGTGGTAAAGATTGTTGCCCCGGAATTATACGCCCAGTTCATAATTGCCTTGTACTCTTCGCTTGGGTGGGAACTATCCCTGCCCTTAACTCCAGTACCGAACTCAATGTACTTGCAATACCCTCCGGCACTTATGATTCCAACTCCCTCTGCCTCATCCAGATAACCGATAATGGAAGATCTTGCCGTACCGGTATCAACCGGAACTAACTCCTGTGCCTTTTCAACTCCGAGGTCTGTAAGTCTCTGTATAAGTTTCTCTGCGCATTTGTGTATACGCTCTTTCCGCTTTTCCAGTTTCTTAATAGCCTCATCTATGCTGTCCGGGTCAAAGGGATTGATCGTTATTTTGTCCTGCATGGATATTCCCCTTAATCTTCCGTATCGCCCATAGATTCTGTTGCAAATCATGTTTCGGGCAGACACATATATAATCCGGTTCTGTATCTGTGGAACCGTCCTCGTTGAGAATAGGAACCACATCTATGAAGAGTTTTGAGTATTCATCAATCGGTAATTTCTGTACGGTTGATATGGTCTTGTCGTAGACAATATCTTTACCAAATGGGGAGTCCTCGGCATTTCCTGAGTTCGGACTTACTCTCGCAAGCACACGAACCGGATTTGAATACTTCGGTATGCTCTCCCCGGTAAGGTTGCCATCCTCGTCCACTTCATCCACCGTTCCGTCATAGGCCTGGTAATAAAAAGGGACTTGGTTCAATCTGAGGTCTTTAAGTCTCAGCTTCGGCATTGCCATCCCTCCTTAACAGACCGACATAGGTTTTGGGTGGGATCTTCGCCAAGGCCAACTCAATATCTCTCTTGCCTGTCTGTCCCCAGTTCCGGGTAACTCCAAGTTCTGTGTGAGATACAAGTCCGCCCCTCGCATCGTCAGAGTTTATGGCTTTCGCCAAATCATAGATTTCAAACTCATACCGGTTATAAAACCTCTCCAACTCTGCCTCTGTCGGAATATCATCATCCGCCCAAAAGTGTTGATTTGCAGCCTGTTTCTGAGCTTTCACAAGGAGGACGGCAATCTGTTCGTCAGTGAGAGTTTCATCATCTAAAATGACTTTCAACAATTTAGCGTCCATAATCCGTCCTCACTTTCTTACCCTTGCTGAGTTAAAAACTCTGCGATCAGCTTTGCTTTTACGGTTTCTTTCATGTCATACCCACGTTCCGTTGCGATAGCCTTAATCTGTGCCACTGTCAGAGCATTAAGTTCTTCCTCTGTATACTTCTTTGTGACATCAGTAACCGTCTCTTCTGTGCTCGCATCTGATGATGTGGAAACAGAAGAATCGGCTACGATACGGGAACCACCGTCAAGGGTATGACCTGTTATTCCCCCGGTTTTGTGGTTGCTGTCAGTTTGCTCGGAAGATCTGTGGAAATATTTGTGAACTTAGCACTCATCCACTCAGGACCGTGATCCAAACCAATCTGTCCGAAAATCTGATATGTTTCTCCTGCGCCAGTCTTTGCAAGCTGCTCCAGGAAGAAATTGCCCTTGCCAGGAACCATCTGATGAACCGGAGCCATGATGGACGGATCGAACAGAACGGCTGTACCGGTAGGCATAGTATCAAACAAAGCAACTGCCACTTCTCCAAGAGGGGTAACTACTGTCTGTAATTTGATACCGTTCACTTCTCTTCCAAGGGGAACGATTGTAAGGTTGTTCTGCTGCGCATCAAGGTTAAGCTGCAACATTGTAGTTGCATCAACTCCGAGAACAATGTTGTCTGTCTTTGCGCCCTGATCGTGAATGGACTTTAATCCCTCTGCTACAAGCCAGTATGTGAGAGGCTTTTTAGCAAGATCAAGTACGTTGGTTGTGATAGCTGTCAGAAGTCCTCTTGTTTTATTGGCCTCTGCATCAGTAGTTGCCTTTGCGTACTTTCCGTTGATGAATGTGTACTCAATATCCTGTGCGATCTTTGCCATTCTACGAGAAACCTGAAATGCAAGCTCGTCCATAGGATTTGCCTGCTGACCGGCCACATTGATGCCCTGAAGTGTACCCATGTTACTCTGCTTTCCGTAAGAAATCGCTACGGATTTCTGGAAGATCTGAGTTACATTGGTAAGCTGGCTTCTAGTTACCATTTCCGGCTGTGGTGCAGTAAGGGATGCTGTTTCAGAAATCTCCGGCTGTTCGCCTGTTTCTGTGTTGTACTCCTGACCGCAAGTAAACTCTACATGATTGGTTACAAGAGGTCTTGCGCCAATCATAGTAGAGAACGGTGTTGCTGTCTGTCCTTTAGCAAATAACATTCCGCTAAAATTAGGAACAGCGAATGATGTTGCTGTGCCCTGTGCCATAATTCATTACCTCCTTTAGATTTATGCCTGCTGATTGTTAGCGGCACTTTGACTTAATATTGCAAGAATCGCAGCCTGTGAATCGCCTGCGTCCATTGCCTGTTTAATCTGTGCTGAATAGTCAACCTGACCTACGTTTCCAGACTGTGGCGTAGGCATCTGAGCCAAATACTGAGCGCGGATTTCCGACTCTTTCTGTTTGTCTCTTTCCGCCATAAACTTAGTGATGTTTCCGGTAACAACATCCATGCTTCCCTCATACTCTGCTGTTGCCGTAGCCTTTGCCATTTCAGCCGGCATACCCATTCCTAAGTAACGCTCCGATGATTCCGCTACCGCTTTGAATTTTTCCAGTTCCTTGACATAAGCATCTCTCTGAGCCTGCTGTTCCGCTTTTGCCTCTGCCTCCTGCTCTTCGGCTGTCTGTTTAGCTCTAAGCTGTTTGCGAAGATTTCCCTCGGATGTACAAAGTTTGTCGTTATCGGATTTCAGTTTCGCATTTGCCGCTTTCTCCTGTGCAAGCTGCGCCATAAGGCTCTCAACGGTTACTTCTCCGCCGGAGTTGTTTTCCTCATGCTTATCTGTCTGAGGCTGCTGCTGTGTACCGGATGCCTGAGTGGGCTGATTCTGCGGTGCTGTCTGAGACTGCTGCTGTGTCTGGTTCTGAGTTGTTGTGCTGTTTACATCTGCCATAATTGACCTCCTGCGTTTGAACGGTTCTCTCCGTGTGAATTTCTGCGTTTTTTTACTTGCGTCTCTGCAAGACAATAGTTGTATGCGTTTGATGAGGGTTTTCTCTAACCCGTTATCTGAAAGGAATTACTCCCTCTGTAACCGAAAAAATGAGCCGGACACGATTTTCCATCACATCCGGCTCATAGGCTCTAACTGTATTCAGTTAGTTTTTCTTTGCTGCCTTTTTGGCAGTTGTTTTCTTGGTAGCAGTTTTCTTTGCTGTGGACTTCTTTGCTGCCGCTTTCTTATTGGCAGTTTTCTTGGCAGTATCTTTCTTTGAAACGGATTTCTTTGAAGCTGCTTTCTTCTTATCGTCCATCTTTTTCTTGTCTGCTGCTGTCTGTTTTGCAGTTGCCATTGGTTTTCTACCTCCTGATTTATAATTCCACGCACCGACAGTTGATAATTTCATCTATCGGTGCGCCCATACTATCATCGAGTGGGAACATCATTTTGTACCCGTTGATGATAAAAGGCTCGTTAATAGGAACTGTTTGGCTGTCCGCCTCCCAGTGGCTAACCCGGACACGTTCATCCCTCATGCTTACCCATGTATGGGTGGTCTGTTTCTTATCCACGAGGTTCTGATGATTTATCCAGTTATATATCCAGTTTGTCTCATTCAGGGCGATCTCCGTGGCTCTAACCTCCGAGAACATCCTTTTTACACTTTTTGGAACATCCTCTTCTTTCATCATGCCGCCGGTCATGCGAGACATTTTATAATCATCGTTGCCGTTGGCATTTGCCACTGCCCTCTCTGTGGCTTCCTGAATATACTTTGAAAATCTGTATGCCTTTTCCCTTACTTCTGTTTCGTACTGATATTCCGGCATCATGGCAAAATAGAGATCCATGAGTTCATTTTCGTAATCAGCACTCGTCTTTTCGTAAAGGAAAATGCCGGAAATAAGATTGAGGAACTGTGCTGCAAAAAAGTCTACAAGTGCATTTATAAACTCCTTGGCGGTTTTCTTCCGGCGGAGCTTATCGTCTTTGAGAATGTTCATTTCGTCAAAGTATTCAACCGGATTATACATAGTTCACACCGCCTATTCTTCTACCATTGCAGTCTTACTTGGCTGCTTAGATTCCTCTGTCTTATCTTTTTCCGCGTTGTTCTCCCCACCGTTCCCCTCTTCATCCTTGTATGCGTTAGGGTTCGGTTGCTGTGTCTTTTCCTCCTTGGAGGCAAGTTTTTTCTGTATGCCATCAATAATAGGCTTACTGTCAACCCATGCCTGTTGTGGATCTGTGAACAATCCAACAGTGTTGAATGATGTAAGACCGTCTACTCCGGCATTAAGCAATGCCACGAGTGAATTGGTCTTAGACACCAAATCATAGGTTTTTGTACGGCAGAAACGGATTTCAACATCTGCTGTCTCTATATCTTTCAGGCCGTCATACGGTCTCTGATCTGTCTTAATGATTTCGATTGCCAAATCAATGAGCTGCATTTCCGGCTCAGTGAATAACTGCTCAACCGTCTTAGCGGAAATCTCCAAACACTGCCATCCATTGGATAACTGCATTGCACCGGTGGTTGAACCGCCACTTGCCTCCTGCCATGACGGTGTAGAGGTAATCTGCTCCAACTGAGAATTGAGATGATCCACAAGTTTCTGAACCTCACTCTCATTCAATGTCTGATTGAGGTAAGTGATCTTTGCTTCCTTGCCGTCCCCGGTACTCTTTGTCATAATGACTCCATCGCCGTCTACGAGGTTTTTCTTGCCCTCTTCGTTTACCTGGCAGTTGTGCATCCAGAGTAAACTCTGAACGTGTTGCAGAATATCATTGATACGGTCAGAATCCACAAGATTCATTGCATCCATCAGTGGGATAACCTTTTCAAAAATACCCATGCGGTCATTCAGATAAAATTCAACGACCGGTATTCTTCGGAGTGGGTTTGGTGCGATATTCTCTTTCAGATGATAGTCTGTCGTGTTCAACTCATGCTCAATGGTATAGCAGAAATTCTTTGAGTATGCCGTAAGAGTAATTGTTCCATCATCATGTACGGAATAGGTGCATCCTAGCACCGGTTCTCTATATGCGTCATTTGAGTACACCACAAAGGTTGTAAGTGGACTTGGAACCAATAGTTCAAATGGAGAATATCTGCTCTTATTTCTGTTCGGCAGCATCATCTGGTAGCCGACACCACAGATAAATAGGTTTCTTCCAAGGGCAATGTCTTTTGCCGCTTTGCTCTGCTCCTGCATCATTTTATTGAGCATTGCGATCTTCAAATCGTCAATATTCTCTCCATCGTCCTCATCCTTTTTTCTCAAAAATCCGAATAAGGCTTTCTTCTGTTTCTTTGTCGGTTCTATCTTTGCTCTCTGTACGAAAGTGATCGGGTTGGAAAAACAATATCCCAGATGCACGTCCACAATCTTTGAAGCATTGTTTTCTACGACTGTGGCATTGAGATCCGGTCTGATTTTCTTTTCACGGTTAAGAATTGGCTGATTGCCTTTCTCGTACTCAAAAAGAAAAACTTCCTGTGCCACATTCTCCTGGTGTTCCATAAACGCCTTAGATACAACCGATATGATATTGTCTTTCGTAATTTCCCTCTCATCAGTCATTAACATTCGTCTACCGAGAGTTGGACGGTTGCTTGCGTACATGAAGTTTCCCCTTTCCGAATAAAACAAAAGAACCGATCAAGTCTACTTATGACTTAACCGGCTCAAAGGCTCTTTGCTTAATTCTATTTTTATTACTTCCTTACATCCACGGCAGTTTATAAAAATCGTGCCGGATGCTCCGGGTGCTTTCTTGAAAAGAAGTTTTTCACGGTTTGCCCGCGCCTTACATACAGGGCAGTATACGTTTTCCGTTTCCAATATAGCTGCTCCTTTCTGTATGTGGATAGTTGCGTGGATGGGATTTGAACCCACGACCGTCTGATTAAAAGTCAGATGCGCTACCGAACTGCGCCACCACACATTACTGGGCGGCTCGCCACCGCCCTATCCTACAATAATGGAGGAACCCATGGCCTCTCGAAAGAGGCAAGAGCCGAGAGTGGGAATCGAACCCACAACCTCTTGATTACAAATCAAGTGCTCTACCAGTTGAGCTATCCGGGCTTACCAATATGGAGTAGCGTTCACTACTCCATATCAAGAAAGGGATAATCCACCAACGTCTATACCAAGACACCATCATTTTAACAAAAAAGGAATGATAACGCATTAAAATATCGGTGTAGCCGATATTCAACGTAGTCATTCCTTTTCAAATGATATAATTGAAAGTTAAATGATGTAATTGAGTTCGTTATTCTCTGTGTTTTGGTTCGTAGTCTATGCAACAATCATTCCATGATGTAACTGCTCCGTAACAATCACTTTCCTCATTGGCGCATATCCAATCCGTTGTCCCGTTGAAATTCTCATGCCATGTGCATGACCCACAATTTTCACTACATCCCATTCTGCATCTCCATCAATCTCTGCGCCTCTTCTGGGCTACATACAGTCACTCCGGTTTCTTCCTCACACTTCTTTACCATACCGGCTCTGTCCCCGGCATAGCTTTCCCAAATGTGCTGTGATTCTACGAACACATCATTGATACGCTTATATCCGAATCCATAGGTTCTGTGAAGTGCTATGGCAATCGCAGCATATATCTGTGGAACCATCTGATCTGCTGCGGTAGCAACATTCTGTGAACGGTTTCTTCTGGCGATTTCATTCAGGGAATTTATCAGTTTGTTATTCTTCGCCATATCTTTCCTCCAGTGTATCCTCAATAATAGAGTCCGTGTAAAGAAATTCTTTCATATCTGCTCCGTAGCAAGACGGCTCGATAGGTTCTCCACCATAACAAACCATTCCATGAGGACATTCAGCGTTTTCAGGACAATATTTGCAATAATCCTCTCCGTCATGTGTTTTCAGCCATTCATCAAGAACTTGTTCGTCTCGATGCTTTTCAAATACCGCTATTGCATCTGCCAGAAAGTCGGTCCGGGCAAACCATTTCAGATCGTCAATCACTTTCCACGGGTTATCGCCAGATACATTCATACAAACTTCATGTAACCTTTCCATTTGATCGCAGTCTTTATATTTTTCCTCTATTTCTGCGATAGGAGATTTTAATGCGTGATAATTGCGAATGTGAACATAATTGAAGTATGCCGAGGAATATTCCCCTACTTCATACTCTCCGGGTTCAAATGTGTGGTTTTGCATCACGATCTGCAAAGCAACTGGAAGCTCGATAATGAGCATTTCGGCTTTTTCAATATCCTCAGCAGCGTATTCTCCACTTTCTTCATCGCAGTGCCATCCCATGATTTCACACACATTCGTTGTGGGACCGCTGTTCCCGAATGGTCTTTTAACATCTATTGCCGGTCTATACCTATCCTTAGAATCTATTAAAATGGAGATTCTAAAATTAAGGTCTGTCATAATCTTTATGTGCTCCGGTTTTAATTTAAAACTTGGCATATCAACCTACCTCCGTTTCATTCCTCTGACTGTATGTTTCCTTTTGTTTCCCATAAATCTGCCACTTCCCTTTGAACCGCCAAATATGAAAGCGGACATATTTCCGCCGGACGGTTTCTGTGTAGGTGGTGTTTCTGACGGTGCCGATTTGTACTTTGGTCTCCACACCATGACAATCTTATTCTCTTTAGGATCGACAAATCCGATCCCATTTTCAAAGATAGTAAGATTAAGTCCATGCCGGATGCAGGCCTCTTCGATTTCTTTCTGTACCTCAACTGCTTTTTTCTGTGCTTCTGTCATACCATTTTCTCCTTTCATCGTACAGTTCTCCCAAGTCTATAAATATTTTCATCATTGATGATCGTAAATGCTGTGGGATCTTTGATTAAACAGCTATCCGGTGATACGGCTTCGCACTCAAAATCTTTAAATGCCTGTTTCTGGTACGAATATATTCTGATATTCCCATCAATAGGTATTGAGATATTGGAGTTATAAAAACATACATTGCCAAGCCTACATTGATATTTAATACGATCCTCGCTATACGCTACTCCATGTTCATTGCACACAAAGGTAAAAAACTGTCCGGCTCCGTTTTCTAATACAATAAGCCATCCTCCGGTTACTTTATCCCTGTGGATTCCATAATTGTTCACAGTGTCAGTGTATGGTATCTCAATATTTTTCCCATCCAGATTCACAATGAGATTGTCTGCAAATCTACTCACAACACACGAATGTCCCTCAGATACCGCAAAGTAACTCTCATACCCACATTTTGTAATCGTCCGTATTCCGTTGCCTGATTTTGTGATCTGAATGGAAGTTAATGTATTGGCAGGACTTATGAAGTATACCGAATCTCCTGCCGCATAAATCGGACTCTTGTGTTTCTTCTCAAACACATATTCTCTATCCGTGGTAAACCAGAACGATCTATCATCCGCTTTTATTACAATATTCTCTGCTCCAACCTCTGCAAAATGATATTTAATTCCGCTTTCGTATGCGAATTTATTCTCATTCTTAATTTCCACTACTTCTCCGGCATTATTGATATAACACTGCTCATTTAGAACAATTTTTACATCGTTTCCTTTGAGCATCGTGATAAGTGTAAGTCCTCCTGTTACCCCTTGTGATACCGGCTTAGTAATAACATTTGCATTATTATCACATAGCGGACAACGAGCATATTTGCCATAATAAAATTCCTGGTGTACATCGCAGAATTTAAGGTGCTTTGCCATGTGTTTTAATTCATCCCCCATAGATCGGCTCTTATTCTCAAAAATCTTTTTCAGAGAATCAACCAGATAAGGGGATAAGTTTTTCCACGGTTTAATCGTTCTTGGTATTTTTACTTTTGGATTGTCTATTACGCATATTCCTCGTTTCATACGTTCTACAATATCCATATCTGGTGTCACAGTCCCACCATGCGGATGAATCCTTGTAAGGGTTTTCCAAATCAAAATTGCCTCTGCGTATGTGTCTGTTTCCTCTGAAAAATCATTTCCTTTCATCAATGGATCTTTGAATAAGTCCATGCAAACTTCGCATTTTTCATCTTCCACGCTCCAACTATCGCAATCTATAAAGTACACATTTCCAGTTTTGTCAAAGAGGATGTTCTGATCGTTCAGATCCCCAATACACACTCCGGCAGAATGTATATCTCTCACGGTGTCCTGTACCTTTACGAGAATTTCCAAAATATCTTTCGTGGTTATCCCATTCGCTTTCAGATATTTTTTACTTGTGAGAACTCTTACTTCCTCTCCTACGGCTTTTGGCATAATGTAACCAATAAACTTATTGTTATTGTCATACACTGCCGTAATCGGTTTAATAGCCTCCTTTGGCAGAGGTTTGTCAATGAGCATGGCAACTTTCTTTTCCTTGGCTGCAATATCAACACAGGGTTTGTAAATTTTCAGAATATCGTTGCCAAACTCATAGATATATCCCTCGCCTCCCTCCGTTATGGGGGTAAGCTGTCTTATCTTTTCTTTTCCTATCCTCGTTAGTGCCATTTTCATAATGCCCTCCTACAATACGATTGTTGTATCATCCTGGAATACTCTCTGATGTTTGTTTATAAACCTCTTTACCCTTACTTCCTTACCGCTCTGCAGGGCTTCCGTAAATTCTTTCTTGAATTGTTCATCTTTCATGGCAAATCGTATTCCGTCAGACGCTACACCAATATTCCTGTATTCATCTTTTGGAAAAGCCTTTGTGGAAAAAATGACACCATCTTTGTACTGTTTGAGCATATCCTTATCCACATAATTATAGGCAAAGTATTTCGGGTATTCTCCGTCAGATAATTCTTCAAACTCAATCGTTCCGTCCAGACGTTCTTTTACAATAAAACCATCTCCGCAGTAATCTACCATGAAATGTGTCTCATTTTCAGTAACCATAAGGATCGTGAAACAAAGGAAATCTCTGATTGAGCCGGAAGTCTGCCCGAATAGACCAAGTATCTCTCCAAAAGCGGCTGCGGCAGCATATACACTACATTCATGTATAATTCTGCTGTCATTTTTCAAAAGATGGCAAAACGCTTTTGCTCCAACTTCCGAATGTTTTCCCTCCGAACAGCCATCGCAAACAACTTTCATCCCATCAAATTCAATTCCGTAGTCCTGGCAATTCGTACCGTAGTCGATATGTTGCTGACCGATTTTATTTATAACCATTGTATTTCCTCCCACAAAAAAGAACGGCAACCCCTTTTAGGATCACCGTTCTACTCTCATTTTTTATACGTCAAAAAAATCATCCTGTTTCGATACGGCACTCTTGGAGTTTTCAATCACTGATTTTGATAAGCAGTTGAAAGCTCTTCTGAGTTCTGATGCAGAACTGCTTACATCGAGGATATTCTTGAATCCAAGGTCTTTCGCTTCCTGTGTTGCCTGTCCTCCGAAACTGATAAACGCAGTAACGATTTCTTCCACGTTCAGATACTCTATCGCTTTCTTTGCCTTTGCAAACCCTCCCGGCTGAGAAGAGTTATCCATCCCATCTCCGAAAATTGCAAACACGGCCTTTACTCTCATTCCCTCATTTTTGAGGAAGTCTCTGTATTCTTTCAACTTCTCAGTTCCATCAATGATCGTATCGTACATAGCTGTACATCCATCGGTGCTATACGAAGTGTCAAATTCTGTAATGCGTTTATAGCCCCCTACGGTTGCACTGTCGGAGAAGTCTGCTCTTGCAACCAGAATCTCATCACATTCCTTGGAATTGATAAGTGCATCTTTGAAATCCGAAAGAGCTTTTACCATATCTATTTCATACATTCCCATAGAACCAGACTTGTCGATTCCGACAAAAATTAAATTGATGTTTTCGCTGTCAATTTCATCAATAGAGGTATTTGCGATCTCAACCTCATCTAATCCGTCAATTACCTGTTCTGTTTCATTCATACCGGCTACCTCCTACAAAATATCGTCTGTGCTTTTCACGATGTTTACATGGTACGTTTTCTTAAAATCATCAAAGGTCTGCTCAGTAACATCCTCAAACCCAGGAATGGAGGACATACAATCTTCCAGGATATAGATTTTCTGAGTGATCTCTGGGCGATTAGCGTAATGTTCGAGAATCTGTTTAATGCTTTCCAATACGCAATGGCTCTTTGCCTCTCCTGCAATAATGATCTTGTCGTAATTTTCCAGTTTGTTCAGGAAGTCGATATTGATGTAGTTCTTTGTATCATACTCAGGTTTGATAATTCCGTACATTTCGCTGAGTGGGTCCTGTCCTTTTACAAGACGCTGCGTAACGGCTTTCTTTGCAACAGAGTGAAAATAAATCATGTTGGCAAACTGATTTTCAAATGCCGCACCAGATGTACCCTGTAAACAGTGGTAAGACCATACGCATAAGGTTTTCTTTCCGTCTTTTTCCAAATGTTCTACATAGTCACGGCTCTGGCGAGGGTAGATAACAGCTCTGTACTTTCCAGAATCAAGGTCTGCCAGCGTAATCGGTGTGTAAGGAGCCGGATTGTTGCCATTTTCATCAATCCACCAGCACGGATGGAAAATCTGATGTGGTGTGTGGGTATCAATAGATACCGCAATGTTTGTAATTTTATCCATGTTGTTATAGATAAACTGTGTCATTCTCTCCACATCGCCGTGTGCTCCGGGAACTCCGAGTGCTCCATTATCCATGAAGTCCTGCTGCACATCAATTCCGAGAAACAATACTCTCTCTTTGTTCTGCGCTGCCGGTGTAAGCTGCTCATCGTTTGCCTTTCTCAAAATCTCATTTAGAGAAATCGGATTTGTCTGTGAACCAATACTTGCGATGTTCACAATTTCATTGTAGGGTGTTTTCATTGGTGGTTATCTCCTTTTATATTTTATTTGACCGGAGCTATTTGCCCCGGTCAGTATTTACTCTATTCGACTGTGATGCAATCATATCTCTCAGAATTGATTGTATTCTCCATAGCCTCAACCGGATTGTAGCCAAGGTTCTGCAGGATCTGTTTGAATACCGTCACGGACTGTCCGCTTGCAAGCTGCACGCCTTTACGGTTGTGATCTGCATGGAATACATCGTGTCTGCTATTCACATTCCAGAAGATAATGTTCGGGATTACATAACCGGCCTTGCGGAACTTATTTGCCATCTTGTCATAGAAAGACCACTCACGGTTTCCGCAATAGTCAATTTCCATATCAGAGATAACAACGATTGCTTTCGGCATTTCTTCCTGTGGAGTATTGTGTTTTTCCGCAATTTCAAGGACTCTCTCAAAAGCAGCTTTAAGGTCTGTATTCATATCCCAATTTGCTTTACTTACGTTGCGTATCTTCTGTTCAAGGGTTTCTCCCCTCAGAATAACCGTCTCCGGTCTGCCAGAGAACGTCATAAACAGATTATGGTATGCGCCAATATTTCTCTCTGCAAAATAGATTGCAAGACCGATTGATGTTGCCATAGGTCTGCCTCTCATGGAACCGGACACATCCGCCATAACTAAAGCGTTTGTTCCTTTCTCCACATAATCCGGCAATGCTTTCCACTGGGCTTCAAGTACCTTGTTGCTCTCTCTGCCGTAAAGGATCTTCTCAACAATATCGTAAGGGAATAGTGTTGAGGCATTGATCTTTACCTCTCCCTTTTCTGCTTTGTTGATAAACTCTCCAAATCTCTCAGCATCATGTTTCATAAATGCCTTGCGGTAAATCATCATCGCACGGCTCGGAACTTCCTGGTATTTGATTTCATCCCATCTTCCAGCTGACATAAGACTTTCAACGACACCGATCTGTTTTCTCATACTACGGACGATTCTCTTGAAATTGTAGACCGGATAGCCTAATTTCTGCGCCGTAAGGATTCCGAGTTTTCTTGTGGCAGAGCTGCTTGCATCTGCGGTCTTAATCCACTTTGCAAGTAAGGAAATTGCATTTCCGGCATTGAGGTTCTGTAAATCTTCCTCAAACTGTTTCTTCATTGCAGCCCACATATCGTCCTCCAACGGAGTGCCGATAAGCTCATACAGATCATCATATCTTCCGAATACGCCAACCAAATCAAGATTCGGTCTGAGTGCTTCCGGGTGTTTTTCTGCCATGTAACGGATAATGGTTCTGAAAGTCTTTCTCTCTCCAAGACCGCCACGAATGTCTCTTGCATAGAACGCAATCTTTGTAGCAAAGAGTTTGTCCTGTGCGTATGCCTCAGCAAACAGAGTGGTAATTCTGTTCTCATCAGCCTCTCTCAGCGATCCGATTGTACCAAACAGATCCAGTCGGGCATCGCCCGAGGTATTCAGTGCCACTGCACCGTTTTCAGTCCGGGTAAATCTACCCTCTTCTCTCATTGCATCTGCAAAACTCATGTTTTCCTACCTTTCCAGGACTCTCATTTACGGAATTGAACCGTTTCACATTGTTTTTTAGACATTTGCTTTAACCATTGTGATTGCTGTAGGAGTCCCTATAAAATTGTTTACTGTTTCATTGTCAGGACACTATTGGGGTTTATGATTAACAGTCATATCCAAAAGGGTTGCTGTAAGTGTCCCATGTAAAGTTTTATGCCTATCTGGCTAACTTTTTAAGTTCATACCGCCTGTTATGTATCGCTCCGACAGAACGACCAATTTTCTCAGACAATTCAGAATCGGTAATCTCATGCTTAATTACCAGTGCATCTTCCTCCGCAGTCCACGGATGAGACGGATATAGAAATGACGTTTTGCTGTAATATCGCCTATGCTGTCTCTGACACGCCTTATGATACTTTTCCATATCCCTATAATCTTCTTTTCGGTTCATAGGCAACCTCTTTCTTTTTACATGACGCTGTTTCAAACGGGAAAATATTGTCAATGGCATTTTCTGTTTTGAAAGATTGCTGTAAGCGTCACTTAATTGCCCCGACAGGACTTGAACCCGTATGCTCGATTGCTGTAAGGAACACTCCTGTCAACCATGTTCCATCCGGTTTACCATAACCGGCAATCGGGGCAGAGACGATGAGAGGAATCGAACCTCTATCCGCAACTTGGGATTGTTATTGAAAGGAGTTTGCTGATTATGCCACTAACATGACATTCTTCTTAACAGAGTTGCTGTGCTCCCTTTGCACCACATCGCCATATAGAGTGAGGGACGGACTCGAACCGCCGACAACGTCCTTAGTATGGAATGAAAGATTGCTGTTCGGACCACAAACATGATCCATTTTTCTTTCGTGCTCTACCAACTGAGCTACCTCACTCATGTAATTGGCGCATCTTCTTGATTTGTAAGGACATTTGCGCCATCGCCTTGAATGGAGAGGGATGGATTTGAACCATCAATGAAGCAGGCCCCAAGCTGTAATATATTGCCGTCAACGCCACGAACATGACGTATTGTACATAACTGCCGCGTCTACCGTTCCGCCACCTCTCCATATTCAATTTTCATTACGGAAATCCGTATGAGTTGCGGAGGTTGGATTTGAACCAACGACCTCCGGGGCATGAACCCGGCAAGCTACCACTGCTCCACTCCGCCATAATGCAACCTCGCCCCTAGGCTGCTTTGTAAGTTCTGCTATGTCGTTCCTTGCGTTCCTCACTTAACCGGTGCTAACTACGACAGTATGTGACCGGCGGACTTGATTAAACATTTCCGTACACCCGCTTAATGCCCCATATTGGCGGTTCTGCCGAGACCAATGGCAATGTCGATAGGAAATATCTTGCGGGGAATCTCTCTACCCCAACTGGTTTATCGTCCGAAGTCAGGACGGCTTTTTATAACACTCTGGATATTGTCTTTCCAGAATTATTCAGAATAAATACCATAGTATCAGGAATACCGATGCGGCTATACACATAAGTAACTGTATCTAAAGTAACCGCCGTGAGTGAAACATTCTTCTCTAATGGCGGATCACCGAGATACCAAATAATGTTATCTCTGCACAATCCGGCAGCACCAATAAGTTCCTTTGCCTTGTTGAAATTCTTCTGTCTGATTTCCAATTCTTCATCTGAGGATTCAGCATCGGATATTTGAAGCATATCCTTTTCGATAGTAACATCAAAACACTGAATAACCTGGGATTCCTCAAAGGTATCATTTCTGACACCCTTTTTGATTGTTTGTAATATCATACCTTTCTTCCTCTCTGTCTGCGCCTTTCGGCTTATTGTCCCGTTCCGGACCGGGATTGGATAGGTAAGGAATCGGACCTTACACTGGAATATTACGATAGTCGCAGATTACCTCATGTGTTTGGTGCGTACGGATTTTTGAACCTATCGTATCAAAGGTGGGTGGCTGCCATTCCTGCTTATTCCAATCACTGCACTTTGCGCTGTTGCCACACCGGGACGCACCTTTTCCTCAACCGTACTAATATTGCAGTTACCCTTTACTGCCTACTATCCAATTCTGAAACCTCCTCCACCGGTGGAATACGGTTTCATAGCGGTGCATACAGGACTCGAACCTGTACTGCATTTCTGCAGGACGACTTAGCAAGACGCTCCGCTACCATTACGGCAATGCACCATACGCCGTGTTAGGGATTTGAACCCCAGAGACTTTTACATCCAGACAGTTTTCAAGACTGCACCCTCGACCAACCGGACACACGGCAGAGTAGTTTTCCCTTGGTAACGTACAAGTCGGAGTTCCTCTATCCGCCGGTCGTAAACGCCCTTTCGTAACCTTTTTATGGAGTGCTTTGAAAGAGTAAGTCAAGTGTCTCCAACTGGCAAGGTGGGGATCGAACCCACGACATTCTGATTAACAGTCAGACGCTCTACCACTGAGCTACAAGCCATTATTGGAGTAACAGGACTCGAACCTGCGCTAACCAACATCCGTAGTGTTGTGCTCTATCCATCTGAGCTATACCCCAATGCAGTCCGGCGGCAGCTTGGATGGTTGCCACTACCGAACCGATGCAACGTGTAAGACAGTTGCCAACAAAGGTATTTCATTTTTTAATGTGGTTCTCGGACCTTACACCCCTCCACATGGTTCTCATAATCCACCGACTACATACTCAAAGAACCTCTGACGAGTCCAGCTCTTTATCGCCTTACCTCTGATGTACGTTGTTATCGCAGTTCTCAGCCTCTACTAAATCCTCTGCGCCGCTTAAATCGCTGTAACGCTCATGCACTCTAAGCAGTAAATTTTCCGCACCGGAGTTTTCTTAAAAACTCTTGGTAATGTAAAAAGCACTTACGTTCTCGCCACCTCGCCGCGCCATTTCTTTCCTGTGTGAGCCGGAATAAGAAATTGGTAAAGAAATCCGCTCGTCCTACGGTGGGGAGTTGAATCCCACTTTCCCCGGCATGGTGTCCGTGGCATTTCCAGTTATGCTATCGTAGGCATCGTTGCAACGATGGTCTTTAGCGTGACTTACGCAAGCTCTCCAAGTTTAAGTCCTGTCGGCTTTCCCGGACTACTCACATAAGCCTCTCAGTGAGCATTGCAATCTCCCTATTTAATGATTGCTTACCACGGCTTTCGCCAATACTTTTCAGCCGGAACACTAAACCAACTGTAAACAGTCAGCGTTATTCTCGGTTGAAATGTTCGATGGGAGAATCGAACTCCCGTCCCCACCGTGAAAAGGTGGTATCTTGACCGCTTGACTAATCGAACAGGTGTGGTTTTTACTTTTTGACTGGAAGCAAGGTACCCTTTAACCACAAAAAATCGTAACCAGGTTCTTGCAATTCTCCGCAGAGAAGCCGTTCGCGTCCGGTAAATTCTCTGTGAATAGGCTGCAATCTACCTAAATGGGCGAAAGAGGAATTGAACCTCCAATGTTTACCGCGAGGGAACGGATTTACAGTCCGCCGCAACACCACCAATCGTTGCCGTTCGCCCGGAATTTTCTTTGTATCGCCAAGAACATTAGGAAAGAAGCGGTGGGAATCTTAATCGCTAGAGCTACACCCACAGGTGGAATCGAACCACCACACTACACCAAGTTCGCTCCGATCATTTAGCGATTTACTTCATCTTTCAGTGCTTTACCGGCTTTGAACTTAGGTGCTTTGCAAGCCGGAATGGAAATCTCTTTTCCGTTCTGAGGGTTCTTACCAACTCTGGCAGCACGCTCAGTCACTTCAAATGTCCCAAAACCGACCAACTGCACTTTTCCGCCTTTTCCAAGTTCTCCGCCTACGATCTCAACAAATGCGTTGAGTGCTTTTTCAGCATCACTTTTGGAAAGTCCGGCATCGTCAGCCATTGCCTGTACTAATTCAGCTTTATTCATTGCTCTGTACCTCCGTTGTTGATGAAAGATCTCCAATGTCTACGATTGTGTCTGTGCCATCAGACAGTGACACTTTCGGCAGTGCGCCGTCCCACTTCTCCAAATACATCTGCTGCAAGATCTTATTCGTCAGCGAATCATTCAACAGCTTATTGGCATCCGCCTCTCCCTGTGCTTTAATAACGGCAGCGTCAGCTTCGCCCTGCGCCTGAGTAGTTTTTACCTTGGCATCTGCCTCAGCAGCTTCTATCTTTTTCTGATTTTCGATCTGCTGCTGTTCATAAGCCAACTGTGCGGTCTGTTTTTCAGCGATTGCCTTATTGTAACTGTCCTCAAAATCAGTATTGGCAATTACTACCTTGTTGATGATTACTACGTCCTCTCCATATTTCTCATCGAGGGCTTTCTGAATGTTCTGCATGGAAAGAGGCTCTACAATTCCTCTGTTCGTTGCATCTGTTGAGGTCAAGGACTTACTGCTTGTCTTGATTGCGGAAGCCACAAGTGTCTGCGTTACAAGGTTTTCCTTATAGTTGCTGACGTTGGCATAAATCCATGCGGACATTTCCGGGTTGATCTGGTATGTAACTGTGATGCCATCATAATACAGTGCTGTTCTCTCTGATGTTTCAGACCAAATCTGTCCGTCAAACACAATGTCCTGCTGCTTGTTGTTGACTTTCTCAATCTTCTGGACGAATGGGATCTTCCAATTTGCGCCGTTCTGTATTGTTGTCTCATCAATCTGTCCGAATGTGCTTTTAACTCCGGTATATCCGGTCGGTATAATCACGAGCGAATTACCTACTCCGAATACAATCAGACCAACAAGTATCACAACAACAAAACCTTTTGGGAATTTTGCTTTCTCATTTCCCTTTTCCTCGATTTCATACTGTTTTAACGAACATCCTGCAATGATGCCGCCGAGGAAAAGTATGATTCCGATAATCGTCAAAATGATACTCATTCCGTTCTCCTTTTCCGTTTGTATTACTACCTCTGGTAGCCGTCACGGTCATGCGCTGGACATTCCGTTTCTGTTCTGCATCGGCGCACTCAACCACCTTACTTCGTCTGGTCTATCTTGGTGTAGCTTCCATTTACCCGGGAAATGCCAGATCGCCATGCGTGGACCATCAGGGACTTGAACCCCAGACCATCCGGTTATGAGCCGGACGCTCTAACCAACTGAGCTAATGGTCCATACCTCACACTTGGGGAGATTCCATGTGAGGTCTCGGAGGATCATTGTAAGTGGGAACCCTCCGATGTAGGATTGCTGTCGGGGAACAGTAATCCTGAGTGGGAAGTGTTGGTGTCGAACCAACTCCTATGGATTTTCAGTCCATCGCTTCTACCGAGTTAGCTTACTTCCCATATTACGGCACTGTTACTGTGCCGTAATGGTTAGGAGAAACTTTAATGCCATACCTTGTGTGTTTAGTCCGTTGAACTTATGTCCGTGTCACTTGGTATGGTCGTAGTATAGCGCACTAAACATTCTTTGTCAAGTGGAATAAACAAAATTTTCAAAAAAAATTGTTTTTCTGTGTGCAGTCGGCTTTACAACCGTTTTTCTGAACGTCAGAAATCAACTTGCTTACAGGGATTTTGAGAAAATTTGCTATATCGTATATCTTGTCGATTGACGGATAACTTTTGCATTGTTCCCAATCACTCACGGTATTCTGTGCCACATGAACGCCCGTTGCAAGTTCGTGTTGTGTAATTCCCCTATTCGTTCTTTCTTTTTTCAAGTTGGTGGCGAAACTATATTGTCCCATGCTATCCCTTTCTATATTCCTAAGTCACTTCTCTTTACTACCTGTCCCTCTCCGCCAAGAAGAGCATCTACAAACTGGGCGAACATTGCCAGAGTGTCCGGCGCATCATCATGTTTATTCTTTCCGAGCTGTGTATAGCTGCAAAGGAATGACATCATCACACCGTAATCACTCTTAGGCTCATATTCTGTAATATCCTTGAATATGACGTGTTCCTTAACCCATGAGGAATTGACGATGATCTTGGTCTCTTTGTTCTGAGTAGTGTATTTCTTCGTAATATGGCATCTGCCGCCTTTGGCTTTGACAAGTCTCTCAACTTCATTTGCGGTTCTGCTACCCTCTTTGTTACTCTCGAACTGTGCTTGCTGTACATGATGCTTAACAAGCATATCTGAGTTGAGTTCGTCCAAGGTTCCAGGGTCGATGTTCTTGAATACCAGATCTTCCAGATAGTATCTGTCTCCGTACTGATAGAAAACTCCGAGGAAGTTGTAGTCTGTACCGGTGTCTTTGGTATCGCAGATTGCCAATATAGAATCCGGTTCTCTGTCCGGCAGTCCTCCGATATATCTCTGTAATTCTGTTGGATGATACAGAATACCCTCTCTCTCAATCGGATCGCTCTTGTACAGGCAGCGATATGATACATCATCCATCGACATTTCCATATCGTGGAAGTATTTCTCATCAAATCCAACATCGTAATCGTAATCAAAGTTGCTTTTTCCGGTCTGAGGATCAATATCTGGAACAGCAATGAACTCTGCCCTCGGATTGCCCTCATACATTCTTTCAAGCCGGCCAATAACATCATGCACACTCCATCGGGTTGCAATGTGGATCTCTTTTGCTTTCTTCTTTTTACGAGATTTAAGGTCTGTGGTGTACTCTCCGTACAACTTATCCAGACGATCAATAGACAGAGCCTCTTCGATACCGGAAACCAAATCATCCACATACAGAAATCCCTCACAACGGGTAACACCGGTAAGGGAACCTCTGATTGGTCTGCAGGTCAGTGTCTTAAACGGCTGCCATCTTCCAAGGTTTATTGTCTCTTCTTTTGCGTTGTTTCCCTCAAATACAATATCCGGGAACACATCGCTCCAACAATATTCATTACTGGTAATTATGTTGAGAACGGCATCATAGAACATTCTCGTCATGAATCCAGAATGGGAGGACATAAGGTTTGGTGTGTTTGGGTAATGCCCCATTACAAACGATATGAAAAACTCTCCCAGTGTGGTCTTGCCGGTGCCAGGAGGCATTGATATTGATAGAATATCCAACTCATCATCAATAAGCCTCTGCATCTTCTGTACAAGCCAATAAATCTTATTTCTTCGTGGCTGATAGTATCTGTCCTCTGGATCTCTGTTCTTTTCCACATAGAGCAGATAAGAGTCAAAATCCTTATGTTCCTGTGCCAAGAACAAAAGAGCCTTATTGTACAAATCGTAATATTTAATATCTTCTGTCGCACATAGTCTCAGTGCAAGGAATCTGACCTTATTCGCTAATTTCCGTGAAAGTTCTTTATCTTCCTGGATAACCTCATTTGCCATTCCGAGTAAGGACAGAAGATTGTCATAGTCACTCAGATCGCTTTTCAGAAGCCTTACGATAATCTCTTTATTCGATAGTTCGTGTTGAGCCATGAAAATTCATCCTTTCTCACGGCTCTACACGGCTCTGTAATATACCTACGGCATAACGATTTTAACTTTCGCATCCACAATAATTCCACATTTCATAGGATCATCGTATGTTTCAAACTGAATTGCACCATTTTCTTTAAGTGCTCTACCAATTTTTACTGCCATTCTGTCTTTTATGATTTCTCCCATATTGTCACTTCCTGCTTCAAATATTGTGAGTGTTTTGCGTTCTCCATATGTTCTAATCTCTTTTCTGCCATACACCGATTGCCAACCTTTTAATCGGCGGTTTTCTTCTAAGATTGTGTTATACGCCGCTTTCAGGCGTTTCCTTTTCAGGCGTGTCTCTTTCCGTTGCTTTTTCACGTTTTCCCTCCTGGTCTTTTCTGTCTCGTACACTCTTACTGCAAACACTCAGAATAACCATATTGAGATGCTTATTCTGTTCTTTGAGCTGAGAGTTCTGTTCCAACAGCAGCTCATTCATCTGTGTAATTTCTTTCTTCACTTCGTTGTTGGACTTTGCATCTTTCCAGCCAACAACAATGTAAAGCACCAATATCGCAATCCAAATGATTGCCAAAATAATATCTAACATTCTTTTATTCCTCCGGCATATAATAAACTCCGCAGCTATACGCTGTAACATCCGCCTGTCCGTTGCCACGAACCATAATAATGCTATGATCCATTGCCAGGTCCTTTACGGCATCCTCAGATATGTTGCAATTCTTAGCCACTATCATATCAGGAGGAAAAGCGTTTCCGAGTAACTGTTCAAATACTTCTTTCCCTCTCTGTTCTGTGTCGTAAGCTGCAAGTGTGTAATCATCGGCAGTAATTCTTTTTCCGTTGAGCGCAATGCTTTTGATATTGCCGATGTTCACTACGTTGCTACGATCCTGGTCTACAATATACATCTCTAATCCTCCAACCACTTATTATCAAAATAGCAGAATCCAAACACGGCTGCTCCAATCAAAATTACCCATACAACCCAGAAAATTACCAACCCGGCAGTTCCGCTTGAAACCATATAGTCCACCGCTTCATCTATCGTATCTGCCTGAATGAACGGTGTTCCGTCCTCTATGGTATTATCTTTGAGATTGGCATAGATAACTCCGCTGTATTCCGTGTTGATAACATAGTACAAATACCTCACATGGGACGATTGCTTAATCGTGTCATACAGGTAAGACCCCGGCATCTGGATTTTCCCATACGGAAACTCCACACCAAGGAATGACACCGTTTGACTATGGCTTTCCCAACTATCGTAGTAATCCCACGAATAATATACCTCCGTGGTGTAATAAGTCTGCGTTTTCCCATTTACCGTCCGTGTATGTGCCACCTGTCTCGTATGTCGGTTGTAGTGTTGTTCCTCAACCTTTATGTAGGCAGTTGGTACTCCACCTATGCCCAGATCTGTAACAGGGTCTACTGCCACCAGATTTCCTTTCACAAACGCATTTCCCACATCAGTTCGCATACCATACTGAAACAGTTCTGCATTTCCATCAATCTGCATGGCTTGATAGTATTCCTGATTCTGTTCGTCATTGTGTGAAGCTATCTTTTCACTAATGAAAAATCCACCCATAAGCATGATAAGGATAATGACGATGCTAAACATCAGTTCACGCACCGTCATATCCCAACCGTTGCCGGAGTAGATTATCTTACTCCCTTTCCTCATAGGCTTATTCTCCAAACAGATTGCTTACCGGCTGTCTGTCCTCTTCGCTGTATTCCAGGTAGTTGTAATTGATAACCTCATATCCCATAATTCCCAAGATCTGCTTATAAGGGAATTTACGCACATATTTCTTATATGCTCTTACCTCGTTATTGTAGGCAGTGCGGTACTGCAGGATCATATTCTCTGTGGTTGAAAGCTCATTCATCAGTTCCTTGTAATTCTCATTGGATTTTAATTCCGGGTATGCTTCGGCAACCGCAGCTATGGAAGTTGTCACATTCTCAATATCTGTGGTGCTGCCATTGTTTCCTCTTGCTTCCACGACATTAAGAAGAGTCTCTGCCTCATGCTTATCGTACTCCTTGACGCAATCTGCCAGATTGTAGATAAGATCCGTTCTGCGTTTCTCCTGTGCCTGAATATCAGAGTCAGCCGTAAAGACCTGTTCCTCCAACGAAACCGCTCTGTTGTTGGTACTTACAAAAATTCCTGCTATCAGTAATACAAATGCGGCTACGATGCCGACAATAATCCCTGTTCCTTTATTTTTCATTGTTGTTGCCCTCCATCTTTATCATAAATTTGTTTTCTGCCAATACGATTCCTCCGGGAGTTTCCGTGAATATTGGCTCTGTTCCGTTGTAAATCTGAAATTCCACATCATTCCGGCAGACGGCATCTCCGCCGTCCATCGGAATAGCTGCCAGAACTTCTTTTGTATCGGTCTTATAGACCACCACTGTTGTCATATTGCACCTCACATGAAGTAATCATAACCGACACCATACTTCGCCATGATAAGACTCTTTGCCATTTCCTCTAACTTCTGGTGTTCGGTTGCATCCAGATACACACCCTCATAGGTTCCGCCCTGATTTCCCATCCAATCATACTTGCAATGTAAAAGTTCATGCACAAGATCCTTTTCCATGCAATGTTTGAACAGCGTATTGTTCTCTTTGTAAGATTCATCGCTGAGTAACTGGATGTTTGCCTGACTGGATTCAAATACGAATGTGTTATATCCGGCGGCATCAATTACCTCTTCTCCGTCAGGATTCATAATTTTATCCTCAACGTGCGCCAGTATTAGCCACCCATCAAGGAATAACCTATGCTGCCACTCTCTCAGGCACTCTTCCAACTGCTCCTGATTTTCAAAAATATCAATCGGTTTTCCCATTACTCTGCCACCTCATAAGTCTTTTCAAAAATATCCGGTTTGCAAGGGTAAAATTCTCCGGCAACACCTTTAATGATGTAATCTCCAATGTTAGCCAAATGATTTCCCTCTAAAGTTTTGATTACCAATCCGCCTTTCACGGCGGCGTGGTCTATGCGGAAATGTTCTCCAAACGCCTCCATGTATTCGTCTTTCTTCTCGCCATTGGTAAGAAAGTCAAACATTTCCCTCTGGTTTTCTCCAGTCCATTGAATCGCCTCAATCACGACAGGCTTTTTTCTGTACCTCATGTGTTCTCCTTTACTTTCTTGGCAGATTTTACCTTGATTTTCTTCCTGCCGAACTGCTGATATACCAGAGCAGACGCATGAACACTGTCCGTACTGCATACGGTAACAGTTCTGCGGATTGGTTTTCTCTCAATGGTTTCAAACACTACTTTGTACCACCGTTGTTTCATTGGTTCTGCCCTCCTGTATTCTCCCATATATTCTTTCGCACTTTTCGGCGTGTTCACATCTGATTGTGGTTAATGCCCTTTGGGTACGATCAGCCAATACAGTAATATCAACCTTATCAACGTCAGCTTCAAAATCAGGGCAGAAAGCACAATAATCTTTCACTCTGAGTTCCATTCCATTATCCATGACAGCCCACCGCCTTTAACATACTGATTTTCTCTACCAGAACATCAACCGTTGCGTTGAGCTTGCTGTTCTTAATGCAAACTTCCTGATAATCCTCATATAATTTTCCACCATTCAGCATTTCAGTCTGTTCCTTGACTGTGGCATCCAGCTCTGCATTGAAACTTTCAAGCTGTTCAATCTGCTTCCTCAGATTATCATTCTCTTTTTCTACTTTCGCATTTCTTTCTTCCAGAGATTTCTTGTTTGCTTTCAGTTTTTCAACCTCGCTCGTAAGTTCTCCGAGTTTCTTTATCATTTCCTGCTCAGACATGATTCCCTTTTCCTCCGTCTCTTCTACTCCGAGAAGTACCTTAATCTGTTTCTTTGAAATGTGATATGCCATTGCAAGGGTGGCTATGGATTCCCCGGAAGAATACTTTTGCTCAATCTCTGTTTTCTTCACGGAAATATCCACACCATTCGTATTGAACATACGCTTGTAGCCGCCCTCTTCCAGAATTTCTACTATTGTCTGTGTGTCGCACACATTCAAGTCTGCAAGAATGGGTATCTGTCTCTTATGGTTCTTCGCCAAGCGGTAATCCATTAAGATTTGTCCCTTATCCATTCTTACCTCCCTGTTTTACCCCCCCCACGGAGAAAAAGTCCTCATAGATTGCCTTGATAACCTCCGCATCGTAGAGTGCATTGTGTTTCTGACCTTTCGGCAAAGCAATTCCTCTGTCCGTAAGTAACTGCTCTCTCGAAATGTCGAAAGCTTCCTTTTCTGAAATATCAAGCATCGTTGCAATGTCCTGATTGATGTCGTGACAAGCCGGTGTAATAAACTCAGGCAACTTCATAGCGTTTCCTACCAATAAGTCAATCAGTAACACCATATCGTAATGTGAGACATCTGAAACGAATACCGCAGCATAATCACTGTCAAAATTAGCGTCCATTTCAAGCCATTCCATAAGTTCGCAACAAACATCTGCCTTACTGCCGATTACAGTCGTTGTTTTATTGTCGGCTGCCAGACTTTCTTCTAACTCCGCATTGCCACTCAAAACCAAATGATCGAGAACATTCTTCTCAATCCATTCATCACACATACCCTCATCATAGTCCGTCAACTCTGCATAGAACCTATCTCCTGTGTCTGAGACAATTCCTATGCTGATAAGAGTTGTGTCCTTACGCAGACCAGTAAACTCTGTGTCAAAAAAATAGGTTCTCATGTGGTTTCCTCCGTTTCGTTTGGGATCTCCGGCACAGCTTCAAAATTCACTCTCAGATACCGTTCAAACAGTGAAGCGCAAACCATTGTGTAGCTGTATACTTCTTTGTCAAGAACCTCATCCTTGATAGAATCCGTAATCTGAGTCATCATAATTGCTGTCGGAGCCGTTGATTTCTCATTCTCAAAGGCTTTCAGCATAATGTTGCCATCATACCCCTTGGCAAATTCCCTCAGCGTCATTGGTTATTCCTCCGATTTCTGCGCCTTTTTAGCTTTCTTGGCAGCTTTCTTTGCCTCTTTTTCAGCCTGCGCCATCTCAGGAATGAACTCACGGAAGATATTGTTGTAATTTCCGTTGTTGCCGGTCCATTTCTTCACGATAGCCATAGCCAGACCGGCTTCCTCAGAATAGGTATCAGCCTTTTTAGGCTTACGAATGGTTACTTCCTTGCCATCAACAACCTTTTTCTTGATTTCCACATTATCCATGCAGTTTACAACCGTCTTTGTGCCGTCAGACCAAAATACGATTGTTGCCGGATTCTGGAACAGGACTTTCTCGATACCGTATGCTCCAATAGGCTTGTCCTCAACCATTGCTTCTACACACAGTTTGTCACAACGATACGGGCTGCCGCATACATGATTGATCTTTCCAGCGTAAGTCGTGCCGTCCTCGCACTCAATAGTTACTCTCTTAAATTTCTTGTCCGCTAAACTTCTATCCATATTGTCCTCCTTAATACCTAACTGGTTAAAAATGTCTCTAAACGATGTTTCTCCCGGAATAGCGCATGACGCTATAACCTGATCTCTTAACAATCCGATTGTGGCATTTTGACATTTCTGTGAAAAATCCTCTGTGATACTCGCAACCGGTATATCATCAAAATCCGGCCATGGTTCTCCGAGACAGCGTGCTCTTTCGATGCTCACTCTCCGCCACTGTTCTGCCGATGATGTTGCCGTTACCTGTCTTGCATTTTCCCACCATCGGTTTTCGGTAAATGCCGAGTGTTGCATCACTCTGTCAAATGTTTGTAATGGTGGTATCAGCCGTTCTTTCGGTAATCCAAAGCGTTCAAAACCCTGCATGGCAAACGCTATCGGATCTGGTAAATGCGCCGCTTCTGGCGGTCTCCACGGTTTCTTTTCTTTCTCTTCCATTGGTGTCCTCCTTGTGATTTATTATCAAGGGTTGTATGCCCTTAATCTCATGTTGAAATTGTTCTCGATTTTCGCCACAACACAGTCCTTTTTCAGTATGCACTTGGCACATTTTTCGAGATTCCTGTAAGGTTCTCTGCCAAAACACGGTTGAAACAGTTTGTTTATGGCAGATTTCTTCATTTTCACTTCAAAAGGTATTTCAAATCCCTCTTTCAGATGAGAAATATCCGGCATATCATACTCTTCATCCAGTGTAGGTTCAGATATTTCCTTAATTTCCGCAAGCGGTATGGGATCTCCGAGCCATTCATCCATGATAAAGAGCTGTGGTTTGGTCTCATGCATGGTTCAATCCCCTCCATTTCTCATCCATCTCTCAAAACTTTTCCTACATTTAGGGCATAAATCTATATTTGTTACTCCGTCCAGAAATCCGTCCTTGGCATGGAGACCATGTATATTCAGCCACTTCTTGTGAAGCATACTTCCGTTCTTCCCATCTATTTCTGCACCGCATCGGTCGCATACATATCGTTCTGTTTTCATGGTTTCTCCTTGTAAAAATCATTTGATGATCTCATAATATTCGCCCTCACACTCTTTCGGAGCCATAGTTCCCCATCCGTCAGCCTTTCTCAGTTCATAATGGGTTCCTCTGTCGATGGCAAAGAGTTCTTCCCCCTTGTCAATGGTCATTTCCATATTCTTCTCAATGTCGTTTACGACAATATCCTGTAAGAAACGTGCTATCATGTCTCTTTCTCCTTTATCACTTCGGCAAACGCCGGATTCTCATGCAACTTTTCAGTAGGCCATCCCATGTGATGATACAGTTTTTCCATAAATTCAAGGCACTCTGCCTTGTCATATGTCAGTAGGAAACACAGTAATTGTTCTCTGTTATACATCACTGATGGTCCGACTCCCATTTTAATGTAATCATAATCTGGGTAACGTACCTGAAACTCATTCGGTGCTGCTGCCAGTATCTCAAATTTCACTGCCGATCCGTGCGGTTCCCTTATGCAATGCCTGAATGGTATCATGTTCTATCCCTCACTCTCTTTTCCCACCGTTCGTGTTTGCGTGCCATCTGTTCCTCATCTACTGTCTATGAAAGTTCTCCGGCACACTGTACGACATCCGTGTACTCTTCTCTGATATTTGCAATAGCATCTTTCTCTGTTACAGGTGTCGGATTCTCTTTTCGTATGATCCTTGCCATTTTGAGTGCTGCCTTTGCAAGTTCGGTACATTCCTCTGCAAGCTGTTCCAACATTGCAGCTTCGCCAATTTCTTCAATAATTTTCATTATCTCTCCCTCTTTGTGATAACTTTAAGTCTATCCAGTGGATATGTCTCCACTTTGCCATCTTCCAGAACGACAACCGCTTTTGTGCCAAGCAGGCTCGTGATTGTATCTATCCATGTTCCTTTTCTATTCTCACAGTGAGTACAATCTGGTATCTCATTGCACATATCAGCAATATCGTTACAGAATTTGCATTCTGCATAGCTTCTTGTGATTTCTACCGGTCTATCCATTTCGCACATCCTCCGATACGTCAAAATTCTCTAAATGCTCATATTCGACAGTTTCTTGTCTGATTTCAATTTGATTTTCGCTATGCGTTTCTGTTCCCTATCCATCTTTTTGATGCACTTATCCAACTGCCTTGCGTATGGACTGCTATTCGGGTCTGAGCACTCCATAATAAAAGCCTCTCTGTGTGGAGACTGATAAGGGCTTTTGTATCTGTATTTTTCGTATTCTCTTCTCTCTGCCACTATCAGAATCACAATTTTCAATACAAACCACGCTGTATTGAGCAAAACTAACCCTACGATAACCGCAACAACCGTCTTTACCATCTCTCTACCTCCGTCTTTTACACTAAAAATTTCTCAATTCTTATCTCTCCGCATTTCTTACACCCACATCTGCATACATCGTACTTAAAGCCGCTGTAATCATGTGCCGTCCAGAGGACTTCCAACACTTCCCACTCATGCTTGCACGGAAGAAAACACGATACTAAAATCTTGTCGAATAGCCTTTTATACCACGGTTCCTTGTGCCAAGACCTCTTTTTATTTTCCGGGGAATTTTGGGAATTGCTGTTTTCATCGTTCATCCGATTTTACCTCCTATGAGGCGTAAGCCTCCGCCGATTTTTAATTTTTGCCTGTTATTGTTTCTACGAGCAGACGTGACGGCATCCTCATTATGAGGTTATTACACATTTGATTCAGACGATGGTTTTCATCTGCAAGCGTATTTACCATGAGGTACAATCCCTCTTCTCTGGTAAGTTCTCCGCGCTCTATCATCTGCCATACTCGGAATACCGTTGCATTGTTTCTGATATGCGTTTCAGAGATTCCTACGGTGTATGCCTCTGTCATGCAGTCCGGTTGAACTTCCGCAGTGTGTCCTCTTTCCATTTGTCCCATGCGGTCTGTTTCTTCTCTCTGCATACTTCCGCCTCTCTCTGCTTATTCTGTGTTGCTGTTTCTTTGTTCTGTTCCATATTTCTCTCTTTCTATGCCGGTAGGCATCCGCCGATTTTGGATTTTGTGGTTTTGTAAAGCCCTCACTTTCCTTTTGTTATTCGGATGCCGTGTTTATACTTACATTGTAAATTGGGTGGTTTACGGTAATATGGTTATTTGCCATTTTACGATTGGGGTGGTTTTTGGCTTTTTAATTTTTCGGGAACTCAGAGGGGTGAGTTGCCCCGGGAACGATCCGCCACAAACCCCCGCCCCAGGGTATAAGCTGCCGGGCCTCTGCGCCCTGGCATCCTACCAACCGCCGCCGGATCTGCCCGAGTTCGTAAAAGTAAAAGAAAACGAACCGCAAAACGCCGATTTTATAATATTTCTATGTCCTCCGCATCCTCTGCCGGGTCTGTCCCTCCGGTTTCTACTGGTAAACGTTGTACAATGTCCGCCGCTGTCGGTAACTCCTGCGCCTGTTTGCCTACATTCAGATCTATTTTCTGCGCCGCCTGGGTGTAGCCGTGATTGTTATTAAAATCAGTAGCAAACACGATCGGCGGTATTTCTCCATTAAATGCAAGCTGTTTCTTGTATGCGGCTATGTTATTCTTTAATATTTTTATTGTGTCGGAATACACGCCGGGGCGGGTTCTTTCCCAATCGTTCAGAGTATCGCGGGAAATACCGGCAAAGCTGCAGAATCCCTCAACATCAGGAATCAGCCTAACACCTTGTAAAGCTCTTTCTTTAATATAATTTATATAGTTTTCTGCTATCTCTCTAAACTCTTCCACGGTCTCCAGCTTCCGGGGTCTCCCTCCTTTCCCCTTTTCCGCTTCCTTGGTTGCCGCTCTGAATCCGTCAAGCATCATTTCACACAATGCCACCGCCTGCGCCGTCTCTATCTCTTCATAATCTCGCCCAGCCTTAAAACGTTTATAGCTCTGCTTCCTGACTCCGTTCTCGTCTCTCTGTGCTGTTTCTTTCTTCTCTGCTGCCATCTTCTGCGCCCTCCTTTCCTCTGTGGCCTCTGTGGCGGTCCTACGCTGTCACAC